CATGACATAGGCCCACGATGGCTCCACCTGAGCATCATCTACCAAAAAGGTTATATCTTGTGTACTATCAGTAACCACATAAAAAGATAATGTGGCATTATCTGTAGTAACCTGATGCAACACAGAAACACGACCAGTCCAGTTATTACCCATAGTAACTTGTGGGCTATCTGAAAAAGTAGTGCCACCATCACTGGTAGCTCGTCCTATAACCGTGCCACCACCACTACGCCTAACATATGCAGAACATGCATACCAACCACGAGGTAGGTTAGTCATACTATAATATGCGCCTTCGTAAGCAGCAGCATTAGCGGCTACACATCGCATACTATATGTGCCAGTACGTGGAGTAGTAGTCTGACGAGTCATCGTTGAACCACTAGCAGTCCAACCCGTAGGAGGGGTTCCAAGTTCCATACTTGGATTAGTGACTAAATTCAAAGCAGGAGGAGTATTACTCTCTAAATTAATTAAATCTTCAGCCGTATTAGCAGAAGCTAAAGTTTTATTAATAGGAATAAGCTTCGAAAGGGACCCAACCGACTCTCGAACTGTCCTAAATTCATGCTCCGAAAATCGATATTCAAATCCTCGGTCTATAGGCATCGCACAACTCCGTTAATTAACATGACTTAGTCAGGAACCCCACACAACCCCAATAATTCGTCCATTGGATTCATCAGCACGAATCACGGATATTGTGCTATTTATAGCAATTCCCTCTTCTGTATACCCCGTACCAGCAGGAACTAACATTGAAGTCCCATCATTAGTGGCTGTACCATCAAAATTGACATATAAATCACCCTTATCAACGATAAAAGTAATCTTTTTAGCCTCTTCCATAAAGGCTGAAACTGTTAAAACCGTTTGAGCCGTATCCCCTGATGTCGTAAGAGAGAAAGGTTTGAATGACTCATAGGGTTGAATTAACTCAAGATGAGATCGAAGATTATGTGATCCTGATTGAATCGACATTATCGACCCCAAACACCCCCACGAATACGTCCATTTGTAGCACCAACCCTCATAACTGAGATAATCCCGGTTACCCGGATATTATCTTCAGTGTAGCCAGTACCGGCAGGAATTAGCATTGAAGTACCATCACTGGTAGCGGCACCACCAAAATTAATATATAAATCACCCAACTCAACAACAAAAGTTATTCGATTCGCCTCTTCCATAACTAAAGCAACATCTAAAACAGTGGTTGCAGTTGAAGCTGACGTAGTTGTAGTGAAACCACGCCAAGAAGGTAAAGGCTGCTCAAGCTCAATCTGTGTTCGTAGTTTCGGTGCTGCCATCATCACTTCCTGAAAGCCTAGATAAAGTGTCGTGGTCTACATAAAAAAGTTTAGGAGTTCCCAAATGAGGATGTTTAAACCCAACAATGGGTAAATTATAATCGTCGAAGTGAATTGCTCCGAAATTATACTTCCCGACACGATTCCGTCGTATTTTTAAACTAAATAGTGAAGCCAAACGACCTAATAAACTCATTTAACCCTCAGTGAACACACCAAGTTTTTCCCCAAGTTCTGTCCATTCTTTTTTAGTACATTTACCATCACCAAGAACATTCATAAGAGTGTCTATAAGATCTTTACGATTCTCAGCACTCTTTAAACGCTTCAATATTGCTGAACCTATCTTAATTCCTTGAATAATCTGTAACATACCTTATTACTCTCCGCCTTTCTCTGTTTCCAAAATTTTACCCGCCAAATTAGAAATAGCTACGATACTACCAACACCAGCTGCACTGATAATACCTTCCATTCCCATTTTATAGCCAATCCATGATATGCCCATCCCCAATACCGTAATAAGAATCATCCCTAACAATATGTTAGGTCTAACCCTCATAAATATGTTACCTACACCATTTAAAATCGGACCCATACCACCCCACAATAACAAAAAAGGGTAGTCACGCTCAACTACCCTTCTCAATTAGAATAAATTCCAAATTTTGAACAACAGTCGAGCTGACTCGTACTACCGTTTAAATTTTAAACTGTTAGTTGTTAATAACCGACTATCAATGCCCTAACACGAACACCAGTCAGATCAACAGCATTAGCGACCTGGATACTCGGACCATCAGCCGAAGCGTTAAGATCCGAATAGGTCATTATCAGTTTATTATTAGTGTAATCAAATGTGGGACTGTGACCCAAATCTGCGGCAGCATCCTCATCAGAAGTATTGCTAATCGACTGAGGAGTTAGCAGAATAATATCAAAGCCAATTAGTCCAACGTCAGCAGGAGTAAAAGACTCACCAGCAGTAGGATAACTAGAGTCGCAATCTAAATCCGCAGTAACAATTCTTTTGTTACCAAAAACAGAACGATGAATTTCCGTAATAGTTAAAGCCATTTTATGCTCCTCTCACTAGATACCACCAATCCCACCCTCAGAGGTTGCCCTCTTACTTCTAGCAAGAAAAAATTTATAGATTTATAAGACCACAGGGGAACCAGCTATTAACTGGCTCCCCTATGGAGAAACTAGCGTGAAAACCTAAATTAGGCGTTCAGGTCAGTAATCTTGGAGTTGGTATCCAAACGCAGAGCTCTCAGTTCACCAATGGTGTAGAAGAGGCCACGAAGGACAAACGCATTTGCCTGGAAGAAGTCACGGTTGTCGATATACTGCGTAGGAGCAGCAATAGCGACTTCCATGTACCGCGTATCCATGACATAAACGTTAGAGCCAAGGTTGGCATCCGCAGCAGTGAACGCACCCTGAACGTCAGGGTCAACGATTACTGGGATACCACGATAAGTGGCTACCTGGAAACCAGCGTGGGAACCTGGGAGGGTGGATTCGTCGCCGACTTTGACAACAAACTCGCCCCAGTCCAGATAACGTTGCTGTGCTTGCAGCAGGGAAGATAGACGGTCAAACTGGTCATAACCCATCAGAATTACGTCAGGGTCAGCACCATTTACACGAACTTCACGGATGGCTTGGTCGAGAAGAGACAGAGTCAAGTTCCGACCCACACCACTGTTACCGAGAACGGTAGCAGCAGAAACGTGTCCACCAGCAGCACGAGTAGCTTGGTTATATACGTCTACGCCGTTAGTAACAGTCACGCCAGCAACGTTACGAGCATCTTGTTCGACAATGTCGTCAAGAGAAGTAAAGCCAGCACGGCTCTTTACATAAACGATCTCACCATCAGTCAAAGATCCACCACCAGTCCAGGTAGCGTCACTCTGAGCATCAAGGCCATCATAAGTAAGAGCAGTATCACCGATAGTGGTTCCACCAAAGGTGTCACCAACACGGAGAGTGTTACCAGGAGAGATTATCTCACCAGTACCAGAAGCACCAGAAACACTGGAGATGGTCATCGAGCGAAGCAGGAGTTCCTGGTTCAACTCTTTGATGTGGTCCCTAGCAGCAGCTTCCTGCTCAACTGCCAGGTTATCTCCCATACCACCTTCAAGACCACTCATGATCTGGCTCTTGAGTGAGACACCGAAGTCAGTAGCAATGATACGAGGAGCAGAGTCCACGTTGACATAGTTGCTGACATCGATAGTGGGTATCGACCCCGTCTCAGTGACAGGTCGTGAACGACCATCACCACGATCAGAACGGAGCCTCCAACCAGTTGTAGGACCCCACTGCACCTTTCTCAAAATGTTCCAGAAACGAGTCTGGTTGTTCAGTGCGTCCCAGACCTTGCGGCCATAAGTCGCAGTGAACACATCGGAGACTTGCAGATAAGTCTGTTTAGCAAAATAGCCAGGTGGCATCAAAGAAGAACGCATATTGCGCTCCGCAGATGATATGTACTGGGCTATGCTAATGTCATTGGTAGAAACCATCGATTATCTACCCCCTTTGTTGGGATAGTAGTACAAAGTGTGGGGAGTAAGCTCACCAGATTGGTTCCGCATACCATTAACCAACTTAAAGTGGCCTCGGAGGTCCGAAGCGTCGGTGCGACTGACAATCTCTTCAATGCCATTCACAAACTGCTCTTGACCCTCTTCCTCTGCACTCTTCTGGAAGGAATCCCCTTCCACTCCAATCCGTTGATCGGGCATCTCGACGGAGGTCTGACGCTCAGAACCAAAGATAGAATCATCTTCTTTAGTTATGGGAGTCATAGTGTCACCACGAGAAGGATTAAGGTTGAATTGCTTCAAACCTTTTTTAATCCCATCACGAACCTGAGCATTTACGGACTTTTTGAGATCACCAATTTCAGCGTGGATAGCAGTATATTCCTGCTTCTCCTGTTGGCGTGAAGAAAGCAATCCCTTGATGTCCTTCAACAATTCACCGATACCATCGGCACTACGTTCCATATGGCCGCCTCCGTTCATTGACATGTAATTCTTTTCCATGTCTTCTTCATCGTCAGCCATTTCGTCATTCAAAACATCATCTTCAACGTCTTCAACATCTTCGACAACGTCTTCCATCATGTCATCTTCTTCAGATGCTTCCTCATGATGGTCTTTGGCAAGACCTTCAGGAATCCGTCTGGAGTCACCAGGATACGAATATCCTCCCGCTCCATGCATTCCGTCAGCCCGTGGGCCACCAGCCTGCACTGCCTGTCCATCCACCATATGCTTCGCGAAATCAGCCAAAATGGCCTCAAGGTCGCTCTTATGAAGATATGGATCGGTTCCCTGTGCGCCAGCGCGGCTGGACTTCGTTCCCTGTGAACCGTGGGAATCCCGGCCTACCGTGTCGCCACCACTCAGAGGATCTAGTTTATCTACCCAGTTACTCGGAAGGTCTTTTCCAGTAGCATCTTCGCCACGAACATGGGGAGGATAATTTACCCCATACTCTTTAACGATATACTCCCGGAGTGCCTTCAGAATGGGCAGAAGCTCTGTAGTGTTCGAAGCCATATATGCCCTCCTTACAGGACTCGTACATTCTATGATAGATTAAAATATTACAGGTGTCTATTTTTTACCAATTTTTGGTAATAATTAAATTCTAGTTTTTAAACTTGAATCAAATTCTAATTGATTAACGTCATAACATTCAGGACATAGCATCGGATCAGGTTTTTGAATTACATCTGTTATATAGGACTTAGGATTCATCGGAGTCACACAAAGAGTAACCTCATAAATCTCTAAATCGTTAACTTCAGTCCAACATTTACCATGTTCACATTTAATTTCCTTAGATTTAGCATTACCGGCAATTGAGAACCCTCTCATACCACCGCGTAAAACCTCTGCCATAGCCTTTCGAGCAACCTCTAAGTCAGTTCTGAAGGCAGCAACCACGAATAATCCTTCGGGACGAACCTCAGTTCGCCATTCTTTCCCATCCTGGTCAACAAATCGACGAATAATCTGCCCAACTTGAATACCTGAATGGAATATATTCATATTAGCGAATTCTTTTTTACCTAAGAAAGACACTAATGCCCGTCTCATCCCATCCAAACTGATTCGATGGCCCTCACGGTCTACAATATAATAATTCCCCCATCCGGCAACTACTAAAGTACGACCCGTATCCATCTTTTGGATAGAATTCTCAGTTAACACTTTAAAAGCATCAACTTCACCCAAAGATTCAGGGGTATCGCCCTTACCTAAAGTATGACTCATTAAATCCGTAGAGAGCATAGATAAATTAGTATATTGCTCGGCCGCATTATCATTAACACTTCTTAGACGATGATCTTCATCAATAAATTTACGTCCCACCAACTCATGTTCTGGTTTCTGGGAAATCTGGGTGGGGCTATACCGATCCTCACCCTCTGCATTATCATCCGCAATGACATAACTACTGGCATAACCCTCACCAATAGGCTGCTGATGCATGGGAATCTCATGTTCCTGATCAGAAGCACGTTTTTCCCCTTCCTCTTCTTCTGAATCACCAGGTTTGTGGCGTTCTACAGTACGAAGAGGACGAGTATCATCATCTTGAGGATATGGAAGCTGAGAAACACCCTCATACGAACCCGCATCCATACTATCTTTACTTAAAGAACCTTTATCCAGTCCTGCTTGTCCATTTATATTATCTGCATTAGCGGAATTACGCCTACGGACAGATCGACCATGTGTGTCAGTATAAACAGCATCCCCATCCCCGCCATCAACACTTAGGGCTGTGCCACCGCCAAAACTTCCGCTGGTCCCAACACCACTCCCACCACCATCGCCTCCACCACCCCCATCTTGTTTCATCATAGAAGGATGAGTACGATCTTTTTCACTTAAATCAGAGTCATAGTCCGAAGGTGGTGGATCGGAAACATATCCGTCACTAGGAATAATGCCAGAGGCACTACCATCACCTCCACCTTCAACACCTTGACCTCCCGCACCACCCGATGCCTCACTATTTATATGTATGGCATCTTTATAATCTGGGGGCAGGTCGATAACCGCTCCAGAACTAAATGCTTGTGTTCCTGTGCCAGTTTCAGCACTAGACAGGGCTTCCCGTCCATCTGCATCAGGATCAATAGGTTTTTGCACTTCTTTCGAATCATTAGCATATTGCAATGCTAATTCTTCTTCTTTTATTTCCTTAAAGCGATCATAATGTTGCATTAATCCAGAGTTAGGTGCTTCAGGGTCATCAACACCAACTCCACCTTCATTAGATTCTTTATCAAAAGCTGAAGATGCACCAGAATCAGATTTAGGTTTTACATTCCGATCTATCTTTGCGGGAGCTGATGTCGAAGGTGCAGTAAAAGGTAGACTAGGGGCCGGGCGAGGACCAACAACAACATCAGGTTTAGGTTTACCAAGAAGACCCTTTTCAAACTCAGCAGAAATCTCTGAACCTCTAATACGCCCAGAGCGTTCACCCTCAGAATCATCACTCTTTTTCTCATCCGTATCGGACATCTGGGCGGCGGCATTAGCCC